GATGTTAAAGAACAATATGACAGATATAAGAATAATAGCAGAAGTGATATTTACTAAGGAGAATAAAAATGAACACGACAGGAAATGTAGATGTGCTTCCTCATCAATTAGAGAAGCCAGATGGAAAGTATCGTGAGAAATCTTGTTTCACAATCTCAAAGAAAGAGTTGAGAGAGTTCACAAGAAAAGGATGTGTTCCAGAAAGGATTTCAAACTACAAAAAGGAAACAAAGGAAGACCCAATTTACATGAAGCATGGAACACACTTGGTTTTCAGAGTTCCAGGAGACAATTCCTAACAATGGCACAAAAATTCTATGTCAAACTTCTCAATGAGAATCACAAGAAGAAATATGTTGGTGATTTGAACAACATTGTTCTTCGTTCATCATGGGAGAGAGACTTCTTTGAGATTCTAATCAGAAATCCAAATGTTCTGAAAGTTTCATCAGAGGAAGTCATCATTCCATATTATTTCTCAGTTGACAAGAAGATGCATAGATATTATCCAGATTTTTGGTTTGAGCTGAAAAAAGAAAGTGGTGAGATAAAGAAGTATCTTGTTGAAGTCAAACCATATGCTCAGACACAGAAGCCAGTAAGAAAATCAACAAGAAGACAGTCAGAAATGAAATATAGAAGAGAATTATTCACATACATGAAGAATCTTTCAAAGTGGCAGTCAGCAATCAACTTCTGTATAAGTAAGGATTGGAAGTTTATATTTTTGACAGAAAGAAATGGTGAGAAAGGCAAATGGAAACTTTGGGACTGGGAAGACATTGGACTTCCTATTGAGGTGAGATAGATGGCAGAAAATTTCAACAACTTTGGTGACACAAGACCAACAGATTTGACATCATTCATGATAGATGAAATTGTTCAACTGTATGGTGTTCCAACATATTATCTCAAAAAATCACTTGTCAATCTTGACAGAATATTTGGTGAGGACTCACTGAACAAATTTGAACATGCTGTTGAACTGTATCTTCTTCCAGAGAATCCAGAACAATATGGTGGAAGTGGTGACAATCTTGGAAACTTTGGATTTGAAATCAATGACACAGTTCAGATGATTGTTGAGATGGAGAGATTTAAAACAACTGTTGGTGAAAATCAACCATCAGAAGATGACTTGGTTTACATTCCAACATTTCAGAGATGGTTTCAAGTTTCTTTCACAGCTGATGACAGAGGAAACAACACAGTTCCTTTCTTCTGGAATGGTAAGAATGGAGCATTCCAAATTGACTTACTGACATTCCAGTATTCACATGAAAGAATTGCAACTGGTGTTGAAGTAGTTGATGACAATCTTCCAATCACATCAAATCAAATCATCAAGGACAATGACAACATTGACACTGAAGAACTTAACAAGAATCTCCTTGATGAGTTTGATGAATTGATAAAGAAATAAATAATTATGAAATTTATGAGGAAATGAAAATGCTGTTACATGAATCATCAAAGATACTTCAAATTCTTGATAGAGACAATCCCGAAAATATCTCCATAGATCGTTCTGGTGGTGCTGGTGGATTTGGATTCAATGCTTCCACTTTCATGAAGGGAAGTGATGAGGAGAAATTGCATGAGGAAAAGAAACTCATTGCAACATGGAGAGATTTAGCTCAGACACCAAAAGTTGAAAATGCATTGATGGACATTTGGAATGAAGCTGTTGTTGCTGATTCAAATGACCCAGTGTCAATAGACCTCTCAGAGATTGCAACAGATTCTGAGAAGAAAGACAACCTCTACAAAGAGCACCTTGAGAAGTCTTTCTCAAGAGTCATCAGAAAAATGAATTTCAGAGCAAATGGTTCAAAGATTTTCAAAGATTGGTATGTGGATGGAAGACTTTATCTTTACTATGAAACAAATGCAAGTGGTGTCACAGCAGTCAGATTTCTTGACCCAATGAAACTGACATTTGTCAAAAAAAGTGAAAAAGAATATGTTTTTGAATATGAAGAATCAAAGAACATCTATCAGGGTGTCTATGGTGAGAAACTTGAGATTCCTGCAAAGAAAGTTCTTTTCATTCCATCTGGATTGAGAAATTCAAATGGTGTCTGGTTGTCATATCTCAACAAGGCAGTCAGACCAATCAATCTTCTTCAGTTGCTTGAGAACTCATTAGTCATTCACAGATTTGTCCGTTCACCTGAAAGATGGGTGTTCAAAATAGATGTTTCATCAATGAATAGAAAGAGAGCAAAGGCATACATTGAAAAACTCAGAAATCAATATCGTTCAAGATTTTCAATCAATTCAACAACAGGAGAGATTTCTGCTGAGAACACAACACTTGCAATGCAGGAAAACATTTACATTCCAAAGACAGGTTCACAGAATGGTGGTCATGAGATAGACACAATTGGTGGTGGAAGTTCCTTTGGAGACATAGCAGATGTTCTTTATTACAAAGATGAAGTTGCTATGTCATTGAATCTTCCTCAGAGAGAAGGACAAGATTCAACATTCATGTTTGGTGGACAGGCAGATGAGATTTCAAGAGCAGAATACAAGTGGTTCAGATTCATCAAATGGTTGAGAGGATACTTCAATGTTCTGTTTGTCAAGTTAATGAAAGTTGATTTGATTGGACAAGGACTCATGACAGAAGCTGAATTCAATGAAATCAAAGATGACATCATGTTTGTCTATGAGAATGATTCAATCTATGAAGAATCAAAGAGAATGGCAAAGGTTAAGATGAAACTTGAGAATCTCAGAGACTTTGCTGAAATAGCAGAAGAATGGTATGGTGAAGAATGGGTGAGAAAAAACATTCTTGGTGACACTGAAGAGGAAGTCAAGAAATATACAAAACTAAGAGCAGAATTCAAAAATAAGAATAAGGATAGTGAGGCATACTAATGAACCACATCGTGAAAGTCAATGGCAACTTTGTTGTTCTTGATGAAAAAGAAGTCCAAAGACTTGAAGAAGGGTTGATGGGAATGTTTGGAACAATCATTGCATCAATGGCAGTCAGAGACATGGTGATGAAAGGTGATGACCTCTTTCTTCAGTCAGGATTGAGAAGTGGTGACAAGGTTGTAAGAAGTGTTGTAGATGTCTTCAGAAAGAGATTTGAATATGAAGGTGTCATTTCATTCAAAGGAAAAATTCCTTATGTCATAATCAAGAAAGGAAAGGATTCAGTTGGTCAATCAGTAAAATGGACTCCAGACTGGGTCAAAAAATAAATAACAATAGAAAATTAAAAAGGAGAAATAAGATGAAAGCAAAGTACATGATTCAAGAAGGCAAAATGGTGAAGGTCATTGAAGACATTTTTAATAATTTTTCCATTGCTGTAGATTTGTATCAAATGAGAACAAAAGTTTCAGGAAATATTAAAAGTGAAAAATTAAAACTCTATGACACTTTATATAAAAAATTAAAAGAATCAATTCCAGAATTTGTTGGTATGGAATTTTATAAAGGTAAAAATACAGAATCTTCAATGGCTGAATTTAGTGTCTCAATTTCAAAAGAAGGTTCTATAAAAAGTGAAAAGGATGCAATTAAAGAAGTTGAAAAAGTTGTCAATTCCTACTATAGAGAATTTAAATTTTTTGTGTATGCTGAATAACTAAAAGGAGAAAAAATGAGATGAAGACAGTCCAAATAGTTTTAGCAGAAACATTGAGAGATGTTTTTCACTTTTCAATCAGGGAATCAATTTCTTCATCAATGGAAATCCTTGACATCTTGAAATCAGAAAAAATCAAGATTCCAAAAGATGCTCCTTTTCAGGACATCAAACCTCATGAGAAGATGCCAGACAAATTGGTTTACTACACTGATTCAAAAACCAAGAAAGTTGGTGAGATGTCATTCTCAAAACTCATGACAAAGATTGTTTCACTTGACCCAGATGTCAAACCAAATGATGTCAACAAAATTGTCATTAGAATCACAGACAAATTCAAAAACAAATTCAGACCAGAGAATCTTTTCAAGTTTGAAGAGTGGAAAAGAGTGAGTAATGCCTACAAATCATCAAATCACATTTCATCAGGCACACTGAAAGAATCATGCATGAATGACAAACCTTATTTGAAGATGTATGATGACCATAAAAATATATCAGTTGTTGTCATGTTGAATGAAGATGGAAAAATTGTTGGAAGAGCACTTCTTTGGAAAGATATTTTGCTTGGTGGTTCAAAGGTGACATTCATGGATAGAATTTATACATCAAAGAATGAATATGAAGTTCCAATGAAAGAATATGCAGGAAAGAATGGATGGTTCAATAGAAAGGTTCAAAGCTATACTTCTAAAGATAAGCTTGAGAAAAATGGTTCTGGCAAGAGTGGACAATTGTTGTTCTATATTCCACTTGATGAATATAGCACACATCCCTACATGGACACCCTTTCGTTCGCTTGTTATGATACAGACAAAAAGCAATTCTGTTTGTCAAATGTTTCAGTAGATAAATTAAACTAAAAGGAGAATAAGATGAAGACAAAGTACATGATTCAAGAAGGTAAAATGGTGAAAGTAGATGAAGCGAAAAAACACTCTCATAGTAGCAATGAGATAGTTTTTGATAGTTTTGGTGGAAGTATAAGTTTTTATTTATCACCAAATTGGAATAAACCAGGAGATATAAGTATAAATTCTTCATCAAGAGGTGGTATAAGGCACAATTTATCTACAAAAGAATTAGATGAGTTGTGGGAAAAAATGACAAAAATATTTGAAAGTGATGAAAAATCTGCTCGGAGAGATAGATTGAAATATTTATCAAATGCTTTTATCACTGAAACATTCATGAAAAAGATTTTACCAGAAGCAAATAATTTTGATAGTATTGTTGAAAAAATAATCAAAGAAGTCCAAAAAGAACTAATAAATGAATTGAAGAAGGTGTTAAAATAATCAAACAAGGAGACTCAAATGAACATACCACTGATTGAAACTGTCTCTGATTATAGGGATAGATTTGAGGTCATTGTTGAAGATTACAATGGAAAGCCAAGAAAGTATTTAGTCGGAATATATGCCCAGTCAGAGAGATGGAACGCAAATGACAGATGGTATCAGAAGTCTGAGTTTCTAAAGGAAATGGAAAGATTCAACAAAGACATCATTCCAAATAGAAAAGCACTTGGTGAACTTGACCACTCAGTTGAGACTCAAGTTCTTCTTCACAGAGCATCACACATTTTTGAAGATGCTTTGAGAATGGAAGGAAATGATTTAGTCGGAAGAGCAAGAGTCATGGACACTGGTTATGGTCAGACACTTGCAGTTCTCATAGATGAAAAGATTCCTTTTGGAGTTTCATCAAAGGGAATGGGAAGTCTTTCAAAATACAAAAAAGATGGAAAGCAGGGAAATCTTGTTTCTGGATTTCAGATGAGGTCTCCTGGAGATGTTGTTTACAATCAGAGTGCACCTGATGCAGTTCCAAAAGCAATCATTGAGATGATAATGGAATATGACCAGAGAATGGATGCAATCTGGGGAACAGAAGTTCTTGATGAGTCAAGAAAGAGAATCAGAAGCATAAATGAATATGAACTCAAGACTAAGATTTCAGACGAGTTCAAAAGATTAATAAATAAATAATGTAAGAGAAAGGAGAAAATTCATGACAATCAAAGAATTGATGGAACAATTTGAACCAGAAGTTCAACAAGACTTTTATTCAGCATTCATAAATGCACAGGATACAGGCAACAAAACTTCACTCATTGAGTTCATTGACAACCACTTTGTAAATCTTCCAGAGTATCTTGACCTCAAAGAAGAGCTTCTTGAGAAGTGTGGCAAGAAAGAAAGTGAAGAAGAGCCAGATGACAAGGACAAAGAAATTGAGAAGCTGAAGAAAGAAAATGATAAATTAAAAAAAGATATGGAGGAAAAGATGGCAAACGAAAGTAGATTATTTGAGAAGGGTTTTGAAGATTTCAAATCAGATAAAGTAAATCTTGATGAGATGATTTCTTCTGATGATTACAGAAAAGGTGTTGAGAAGGCAAAGAAAGAATGTTCAGCTCCCGATGTTGTGATTGAAAAGAAACTTGAATCATTCAAAAAAGAACTCCTGTCAGAACTCTCAAGTCTGATTGGAAAGAAAGATGAAAAGAAAGTCTCTGTTGCTGATGCATACAAGACTGGTCTTTATGAAGGAAGAAAAGGAAATTCTTCAGTAGAATTTGAGAGTGACAATGTTGCTCTTGCTGAAGCATTCAAAGAAGGACTTGCAGAAGGTCTCACAGAGAATGAAAAGAAAATCAAACCTCTCAAGAAACTTGCTGAAAAATGTGATGTTGAACTTGATGACTTTGTTGACCTTGTTCTTGAAGGAAAAGGAAAAGAAGCATTTGAGACAATCATTGAATCAGTCAATGAATCATCTTCATCTAAAGTTGATGAGCTGATGGAAAAACTTGTTGCATTTGCAAACAGCAATGGATGTGAATTTCTTCTGTCAGAAGTGAAGAAAGAAAATGACATGGAAGATGAAGAGAAAATGAAAATTGCTGAAAAAATCAAAAAGTTGAAAAAGGAAATGGATGACGAGGAAGATGAAGATAAGAAAGCCAAAATCTCTGAGAAAATCAAGAAGATGAAGAAAGAGATGGATGGTGAAGAGGAAGATGACGAAGAAGAAACAGATGAAAGTGATGATGAAGAAGATGAAGAGAAAATGAAAATTGCTGAAAAAATCAAAAAGTTGAAAAAGGAAATGGAT